AAGTCATTTACTTAGCAACAACCAATGCTGCTAAGAAATGGACAATGCCAATTCAAAATTGGCGTTTAGCGATGAATTGGTTTACGATTCAGTTCGATGATCGATTAAAAGATCATTTATAAAAAATGGAACTTACACAAAATAATTTACAGGCTCTCGTCTCCAATTTTATCTAAAGACAACCTAAATGATCAGATTATTGAAATTGAGAAATATTTTGGTGAGAATGAGTTCAGTCATCTTAGCGCTAAAAGAAAATTATCGAATATAGGAACTGGCCTTTTAGCTCTTCCGGTTCTAATTTACTGTTTATTTCTTTTTGGAAGTCGGTATGCCAAAAACTTTGGTATTGATATTGATGCCACAGTAATTAATCACAGCTTATTGGTTGGTGTGATTGACTATTTGTGGATTGTGATAATCTATGCAATTTTATTTGTTGGGCTGGTAATTTACTTTTATAAATTAAATACACAATTAAATGTGAAAACATATTCAGTAGCTAACAAACTATTTGCTTCACTACAATGAATTAAAAGTTTTTAAACCACCTACGGGTGGTTTTTAATGCCTAGAGGAAAGTGAAGTTGATGAAACTAAAACACTAAATCTACTTTAGATGAATACAAAATACAAATCACTTTACTTTAATAGTTGAGATATTCTTGACTAACTTAAGAAAATGGTAAAATGGTAAATATGTTGAGTAGGATTATGATCGTATTACTTTTTTTTACAGTCGTAACTTTAGTTGTAATATGGATTATTATAAAAGTGAGTAAGATCCAATCTTCTCGTGGTAATGGCCATAGTAATGCTCACAATTCAGACTCTTTTAATGGGCATCACTCAAATCATCAACACTTAAATAATTACGATGGAAGTGGTTCATTTGGTGGAGGTGGATCATCAGATTCATGGAGCGATTCATCAGGAGGGTCTGATGGTGGTAGCAGTAGCGATTGAAATCTAATTCTTAACTTCTTGCCGAGTGGATTGCGGCATATAACCTCGCTGACATACATGTTATTAGCGGGGTTTTTTATTTTTTTAGAAAAGTGTTCAATTAGAGAGATTAGAAGATGGACCAAATCAGACCATTTCCCCCAACGGATCTAATTGATCAAGCCGAGAATGAAGAAGAAATAAGGCTTGCACCTGCCGTGGATTTAAAAGAATGGGTTGTTTCAAATTTTCTTACAGTTGGTGGTCACTTGCATAATCCTGACCATAATCATATTGCTGAATTACTTCAGGATGACGAAACCTTTTTATCATTTGCATGGGCATCGAGTGCCGCCGTGGCTAAAAAGAGAATGGTTTTAGGCCAATGTGAAAAAGTTATGTTTAATCAAGGTGGATGGAAAAAAGCACGACAAGAGCAACAGATGCGAGATTGGTTCGGCTTTGTACCTGTTTATCTCATTACTGTTGATGCAAGTTTTTGTGAAAACTCGAATGATGTTGAGTTTTGCCGTTTGATTGAGCATGAGCTATATCATATCGGCGTTGAACGTGATGAAGACGGCGAAATCATATATAGCGACAATACAGGCCTGCCAAAGCATTATTTGGCTGGGCATGACGTTGAAGTGTTCTTCGGTGAAACCAAGCGTTGGGGCGCAGATGAGAATGTCAAAAGATTATTGGAAATCGCAAAGAATGCGCCGTTTGTTTCGGAAAAGAGTATTTCTGCATGTTGTGGTACTTGTGTGATTAATTGAGTCGAAAGGCTCTTTTTTTTGGCTATTTACGTTGACGTACGTTGACAGGTGGATATTTATGGCAGCCCTCAGAAAAGAGGTGAAACTCTTTATTGTTCGGTCGCTTGCGCAGTTTAATACACCCGAAGAAACAGCAAAGCTCGTCAACGAAGAATATAAGAATTTAAATGTTTCTCGACAGCAATGTGAGCGTTACGATCCAACAAAAAGAGCAGGTAAGGATTTAAGCGTAGAGCTTAAAACAGAATTTGAATTAACTCGTAAAGAGTTCTTGGGAAAGCCTGAAAACATCCCTATAGCGAATTTAGTTGTTCGACTTCAGCGTTATGAAAATATGTTTTTAAATACTAAAAACAATGTTCTTCGACTGAAGATTCAGGAACAAGCTGCTAAAGACATGGGTGGTCAATACACAAATAAACAAGAAGTTGATCACACGACAAATGGCGAATCAATGCAGACCAAGACTGTGGTTTCGGTTGAAGCGTTCAAGGAGGCTCGCAAGGAGATTCTAGATGAATACTGAAGCGAGAGAGTTGGCAATTCAAGTTGAAGCACAAGAGGATCTGTATTTCTTCACGCGCTATATGTTTAAGGAGCGCCGTGGCTATAAGTGGATGCATAACTGGCATCATCGTGAAGTCTGTGATGCTTTGATGAAAGTTTATAACGGCGAGATAAAGCGATTAATTATTAATATCCCGCCACGATACTCTAAAACCGAAATCGCCGTGATTAATTTCATGGCTTGGTCTTTGGGTAAGAACCCTGATTGTGAATTCATTCATATTAGTTACTCAGCCATGCTTGCTGCAAACAATGCTTTTCAAACTCGAAATTTGGTGCAAGAAGAAGCTTATTTGAAAGTATTTCCAAATTTAAAACTTCGTGATGATAGTAAAGCTAAAGATAACTGGCGCACGGCGTCAGGTGGTGTGTGTTATGCCACTGGTACTGGCGGTACGATCACTGGCTTCGGTGCCGGGAAAATGCGTAAGGGCTTTGGCGGATGCATCATCATCGATGACCCACATAAAGCAGATGAAGCTTCATCAAAAACCATTCGTGAAGGTGTAATTGATTGGTTTCAAAACACACTTGAGTCTCGTACTAACTCACCGGAAACCCCAATCATTGTCATTATGCAAAGATTGCATGAGGAAGATTTGGCGGGGTGGCTTTTAGGCGATCGTAAAGACGGCGTACCTGTTGCTGGCGGGAATGGAGAGGTATGGGAGCATATTTGTTTATCAGCTGTCCAGGATGACGGTTCAGCACTTTGGCCTGCTAAGCACAACATTCAAAAGCTCACATTAATGGAGAAAGCTGCGCCGTATGTCTTTGCTGGTCAGTATCGTCAACGCCCAGCACCACCTGCAGGTGGATTTTTTAAACCCGATGAGATTGAAATAGTCGACGCTCTGCCTGCGGGTATTCTTAAAAAGACTCGCGCATGGGATTTGGCAAGTTCAGAAGGTGAAGGTGCGTACACGGCGGGTGTGGGTATGGCAAGTGCTAGTGATGGTTATACATATATCTTTGGTGTTGAGCGTGAACAACTTGGTCCCGAAAATGTCAATAAGCGGATTAAGAGCACTGCTGATCTGGATGGCACGACGGTCACTATTCGATTGCCTCAAGATCCTGGTCAAGCTGGTAAATCTCAAGTCAAATCTTTCACCAAGCTTTTAGCTGGTTATAACGTTGTTGCCTTACCTGTTTCAGGCGATAAGGTCACACGCGCACAGCCTTTTGCAGCACAAGTCAACGTCGGGAATGTACGAATGCTTCGCGGTGATTGGAATAAAGATTTCAAGGATGAGCTTCGTAATTTCCCAAATGGTAAATATAAAGACCAAGTGGATGCAGCTGCAGATGCTTTTAATGACTTATACGAAGGCTTTACGCCATTCTTTCCTAAAATGGGGTTTGCTCGATGAGTGACGTAACATTTAAACATCCTGAGTATGTAAAAAATCAGCACTTATGGTCCCGTGTAGATGATGTGTGTAAAGGGCAAGATGCAGTAAAGGGTAAAACAACGACCTACTTGCCGCGTAATAACCCGCAAGATCGTAGTGTGGAGGCTCAAGGGTTTTATGACTCATATCTGCAACGCGCCGTGTTCTATGGTGTGACTAGTGTAACGCTAGGCAGTTTGGTTGGTGCGGCATTTGCGACTGATCCAACTTTCAAAATTCCCACGGCGTTAGATCACTTGGAGCGTAATGCGAACGGTGCCGGCTTAAGTCTTTATCAGCTTTCTCAATCAGCGCTACGTCATCTGCTCAAGCATTATCGCTGTGCACTTTATGTGGATTTTCCCGATGTGGGGCCATCTCGTAATCGTGCTGAAGAAAAAGCAAAACAAGCCTACCCAATGATTCATTTGCTTTCAGCAAAGGCGGTAATCAATTGGGATACGGTGACGATTGGCAATCAGGTGAAATTAAACTTGGTGGTTATTGAGGAATCTGTTTCTGAGCGTGGGCAGGATGGGTTTAGTGTTGAGTCTAAAACCCAGTATCGCGTGCTGCGCTTAGAGGATGTAGGTCATGGTGAGTTCGCTTACACTATTGAAGTCTACGCTAAGACCGACAAAGGAGTTTGGGTTGGTGGTGGGCGTAAAATCCCTACGGATTATAACGGTGATACTTGGACCTATATTCCTTTCACCTTTGTGGGTGCAGTGGATAATTCAGTACAGGTTGATAATGCACCATTACTTGAGCTAACTGATCTAAATCTTGCGCATTATCGTGATAGTGCGGACTTTCAAGAATCGGTCTACTACATGGGCCAGCCACAATACTATGCGACTGGCATGGATTGGAATTGGTTCGATGAGGCAAGAAAGCGTAATGTTTATGTTGGCTCTAAAGTAATTCTACCAATCCCTTTGAGTGGATCGTTTGGTATTGCACAAGTTGAACCCAATACGCTAGCACGCGAGGCCATGAAAGATAAGTGGCAGCAGATGAAAGAAATGGGTGCCAGATTAGTTGAGAAAGGTACTGCAAACAAAACAGCCACCGAGGCAGACAATGATAGTGCTGTTCAGCATTCAGTTTTGTCTCTGTGTGTAGTCAATATCAATGAAGCGTTGACCATGGCTTTACGTTGGTGTGCTAAATACGTTATGCCTAATGTCGATACGCTGACCAAAGACGACATGCTGTACGAAATTAGTCAGGAGTTTAATAAACAAGGCTACCTTGCTGATCTATCACGCCAGTTATTTGAAAGCGCCGTGCAGGGCCATAGCTCGTTTAAGTCTTGGTGGGAGTACAACCAATCTGGTATGTTCCCTAAGCAAACTTATGAAGATGAGCAAGCGAATGTTGATATTGAGAAAGAAGGTCGGCTTGATTTAACTGGTGAATAATATGGATGATAAAAAAGATGATTTATTGCTCAACTCAATCATTCGTCACCAAGCCTATCTTTACCGTCTTTCATCGGGTGAAGTCATTGCACTTTTAAAGCAATTCAACCGTGAATCAAGTTCAATGTTGAGCAAGCTTCGTGATTTACTAGATGAATTAAGTGATTCTGAAAGAGTTGCTTTATCTGGTGCGAGATATACCACGGCGAACTTGAAAGAAATAAAGCGCATTCTTGATGATTGGCAGAGCTTTGTTGTCACTGCACTACCTGAATCCTTTGCTGTTTCTGCGGTTGCATTGGCTGTGTATGAGTCTCAATATCAAGCTAAGACATTGGGTAAGAAAATCAAAGAGTCGAATGGTGAAAGCATTCTAAAGCAAGCCAAGCGTAAGCCGTTTGCTGGCGGTATGCTCATTGATCATATGTTTAGTGATATGGCTGAAAATACTCGTCGCCGTGTCGAATATGCAATTCGCGATGGTATTTCTATCGGGCAGACAAATCAGCAAATCATTCAGCGTATCAAAGGAACTTCAAAGCTAAATTATGAAGATGGGATATTAAATCAGTCTCGACAGTCTATTGATATGATGGTGAGGACTGCACGTAGTCATGTTAGCAATACCGCCTATGAGGAAACCTACAAGGCTTTAGGTGTAAAGAAGCTTAAGGTGTCAGCAACTCTAGATAGTCGCACCTGTAAGTTCTGTGCTTCGGAAGATGGCAATGTTTACGATATTGATGATCCGAACCGTCCACGCTTCCCAGTTCATCCACGCAATCGAACTGTTTATGTTCCATATGTTGAAAATGAAGATGAAAAGTTTGCAGGGAAACGTCCTTTTGTTCGCTCTCCCGGTGATGCTGGTCAGGTGAGTGCCGATACAAATTATAAAAAATGGTTTGAAGAGCAGAGTGAAGATTATCAGCGTGAATGGCTTGGTAATAAGCGTTATGAGCTTTATAAAAATGGTGGCTATACGATTGATAAGTTTGTGGATCCTGAGCGTAAGCTATATACGTTGAAAGAGCTAAAGGCATTGGATGAAAAGACTTTTAAGGAATTAGGTTTATGAAAGTAGTTAGTCGAGGTATTCCGCCTGAATTGCAAACTTATACAGCATCGTGTGGTAAATGCCATTCAGTGCTTGAATTTCAAAAGAGTGAAGCGCAAGTCAAAACTGATCGAAACGAAACAGTATATGTATTGAAGTGTCCTGTATGTCGAAATGAAATTTGGATTGCATCACATGCATTAAGACCTGTTGTTCAAAGTACGGATTTTCGGGATCAGCCATATCAACCTAAATAAACCAAATCCAAATCACAGCACCTCCGGGTGCTTTTTTATTGCCTGAAATTCGGATGAATAGGGCGCAACGGGCGGATGCTCAATTAAATATAGGGTCGGATGACTTATGAAACTTAAAACACAAACAATCGACGGTAAGACTTATGCGGAAGTGAATGAGCAAGGTTTTCCAATCTATGTTCATGATGATGGCAAAGAAGTAGCACACGATGCAGCGCAAACTGTGGCGACAATCACTCGCTTAAATGGTGAAGCTAAAACCAACCGTGAACGCTATGAAAAAGCTGAATCAACACTTCAAACATTCGCTGGTATTGATGATCCTGCTGCCGCAAAAAAAGCATTAGAAACTCTGAAAAATTTCGATGATAAAAAACTTGTGGATGCTGGTGAAGTCGAAAAAGTCAAAGCTGAAGCGATTAAAGCAGTAGAAGATAAATACGCTCCAATTGTTCAAGAGCGTGATTCATTCCAAGCGCAGTTACATAAAGAGCTTATTGGCGGTGGTTTTTCTCGTTCTAAGTTTATTCAAGACAAAATCGCCGTGCCAGCGGACATGCTTCAAGCCACTTTTGGTCAAAACTTTAAGATCGAAGATGGAAAGGTGGTGGCATACGGCGTAGATGGTCAAAAAATCTTTTCACGCTCTCGACCAGGTGAAGTTGCTGAGTTTGATGAAGCCTTGGAAACGCTAGTTGGTGGATACCAATTTAAAGATCAGATCTTAAAAGGTGGGCAGGGTAATGGTGGTGGTTTCGGAGGTCAAGGCAATCTAAACACTGGTCTAAAGCGCAGCCAAATGGATGCTAAGGCAAAATCTGAATACATCCAAGCACATGGCCAAGCAGCATTTTTAAAACTTGAAAAATAAGGAGTCATTATGACTACAACCGTAAACAGCGACATGATTATTTATAATCAATTAGCACAAACAGCGTATTTAGAACGTCTTCAAGATAATTTAAACGTTTTTAACCAAGCATCTAATGGTGCAATCCGTTATTTAAATGAAATTATTCAAGGCGATTTTAATCAGCAATCCTTTTACCGTGTTGGTGGGAGTATTGAGCATCGTGATGTTAATTCCACGGCGAAAGTTACAAACAAGAAAATCGGTGCTGGTGAATCAGTGGGCGTTAAAATTCCATTTAAATATGGTCCATACACATCAACAGAAGAAGCTTTTAAACGCCGTGCACGTTCTCCTGAAGAATTTGCAGAAATTATCGGCTACGATTTGGCAGATGCATTGGTGGCTGGTCGATTGCAATACAGCTTAACAGCTCTCAAAGCTGCTATTACAAGTAATCCTGAAATGGTAGCTAAGGGCAGCATAGCTACTGATGGTCGCAAGGCGCTTACAAAAGGTATGCGTAAATTTGGTGATAAATTTGGTCGAATTGCACTTTGGGTTATGAATTCTGATACTTATTTCGATATCGTTGATGAAGCATTAACAAATCAAATTTACGGTGAATCTGAAATTGTGATTTATGGTGGTTTGCCAGGTACTTTAGGTAAACCTGTTTTAGTCACAGATCTTGTTGAAGATGATGATGCATTTGGTTTGCAAGCAGGTGCGGTAACTGTCACAGAATCACAAGCACCAGGTTTCCGAGCTTATGATATTAATGACGAAGAAAACCTTGCCATTGGTATGCGTGCTGAAGGAACTTTCAACCTTGACTTACTGGGTTACTCTTGGGATACATCCAAAGGTGCAAATCCAACATTGGCATTACTTGGTGCCGATGCGAATTGGAAAAAGTATGCTACTAGCAACAAAATGACTGCTGGTACATTGCTTGATTTAAGTGGTACACCTTAAGGTAGCTGATAACTTTACTATTAGAGAGGCTTAGGCCTCTTTTTTTGTGAGTAAAAAATGAAAATTATTTATGCAAAAAAAAGCACTGGTATCAATGAAGATGGCTCATTTCAAAATCCTAAATACTTTGATCATCCAGATAGTACTGCCACATCCGTAGTTATTTATGGTGATTATCCTGATATTAAGGATGCTTATGAAAAACTAGGTATTAGTGTTGAGGTTCGTAAAAATCCACATATGAAAGTTGAATCATTAACCATGAATGTTCAAGTCGGCGTTACGCCAGAACTTCAACAATTCATTGATGATGCAAAAGCTGAATGCGCAAAAGTGGTTGCTGAAAATACTGAGTTAAAAAACCAGATTTCAGTTTATGAGCAAGCGAATAAAGACCACTCTGAATTGCTTTCGGAAAACTCAAGGTTGAAAGATGCTTTGCTTATCCTGGAAAATCAGTGTGCTGAATTAAAAGCTCAATTGGCATTAGGTAATGAATCTCCTGCCTCCCGAGTTGAAACAACTGACACCAACTATGAAAGCTGGACAGTACCTCAAATTAAAGATTTCTTAGCATCAAAAGAAATCGGCTTTAAGTCATCTGCATCAAAAGATGAATTGTTAGCACTAATTCCAAAGGAATAAGATTATGAGCTTTATCACAATTGAACAAGCTGAAACGATTCTGGGTGCTAATTTCTCTGAAGATAGTGATAAAGCTCGTCTTATTTTGCTTGCTAATACATGGATGAAAAAGAATGCTGGACCAGCACCTGATCCAGTACCGCATGAGTTAAATGTGGCAGCATGTGAAATTATCAAAGGCATTATTGGTAAAGTAATTTATAACGGGCAAGCACAGGCTTTAAAGCGTGAGAAGGTTAAAGCAGACGGCGTTGAATCTGAAGAGGAATATCAAGATGGTAGTAGTAGTTTATCGAGCTATGAACAGATTGCTTTGGATATTATTGCAGCCATTGATGTTGATCAACCTAAAACGCCGTACGGTATTTATTTGACGCGGGTGTGATATGGGATTAAGAGATAAAATTCAATCCAAGCTATCCAAAGCATTTGATAATAAATTAGCTGACGCCGTGCACACCTTCACATGCCAGCGCATCACTTACAGTGGTAAATATGACCGGGTAACTGGTAAATATGAATTTGAGGAAGTGGTAAATTATTCAGGTCATGGTGTGCTTTTTGGTAGTTATAACCAGTATGAAGTTCAATCCTTAGGCGTATTGGCTACAGATAAAAAAGCGACATTGCTTCAAAACGAAGTAACGGCGAAACCACTGGTGAATGATGAGTGGATTACACCATCTGGAAAATTCAAAGTGATGTTTGTTGGTCAAGATCCTGCTAAAACGATTTGGAAAGTTCAACTAAGGTCTGTTTAATGATCAATAACAATTATGTTCCTGAGTGGTATGAAACACCATTTCAGCACCTTAACTACACGCTTGTTAGAAATCAAATCCAATTAGATATTTTGTTTGATACAGTGAAAGCACCATTTAAATTTCTAGATGGTGGAGCGGATGCGAGAGTTAATTTCACACAAGGGTACGCAATAGTTCAAATTGCTGAATCCAATCAATGGGATTTAATGCAAATACACGGGCTTTTACTTCACGAAGCCGTACATATTTGGCAAGAGATTAAGTTGTTAATGGGTGAGAATGATCCAAGTGTGGAGTTTGAGGCTTATTCCATTCAAGCTTTGGCTCAAGATTTATTTGAAATGTATGAGCAGAGCGAGATAAGTCATGAGCTGGACAAATAACCCTGTTAATTTTATCGCACAAATAGAAAAAGACTTATGCGACCATCAAAAGAAAATCGCTACAGATGCCTTGCGTGGTGTTATTGAGGCATCACCTGTGGATACAGGGGCGTTCAAGGGTAATCATCGGCTGAGCATCAATTCAAGAGATATGGGATTTGATGCGAATAGCAGTGATAAAACTGGATCAAGCACCCTAGCAAAAGGCTTAAGCATTCTTTCTCAGCTTGTACCATTCTCAACAGTATATATTCAAAACAATGCGCCATATGGTCCCGCGCTCGAATACGGCGGATATTCAAATCCAGTGAAGAATGGTAGCTGGGTAAAAGGCAAAGGTCATGTGATTAAATCAGTAGGTGGCTTTAGTAAACAAGCACCGCTCGGAATATACGGCGTAACTTTCACATTGATTAAAGAGAAATATAAATGATGACTCATACTGAAGCGCGAGCAGCTTTTATGCGCTTAATCGATAGTTTTGATTATCTTGATCAATCTGTAATTTGTACGCAAAATCAAAAAGAGCATTCCAGTCAGCCGTTCGAGCCACCTGATCAGGGGCTTTGGTGTCGAGTATTTATTCGTAATGCTCCATCTTTCATCTCAGGTATGGCAGATGGACCATGCGTAAGAACGGTGGGTAATCTCATCATTCAATGCTTTGATCGCCGTGGTAATGATACGCTTGAATTAACAAATCTAGCTGACGCATGGATTCAACATCTTCAATTTAAACATGACAATCACTTAACAATTTTGACTGGATCTGTAATTGATGTTGGTGAAATAGAAGATTTCTACCAAGTGAATGTGATTTTTGAGTATCGAATTAATTAACTCATATTTCAAATTAAACCGTCCTTTTGGGCGGTTTTTTAATGCCTGAAATATGGCATCCAAGCCGACTAGGGTAGCTCCTGAAACAATGCATTTTTCATGTTCGATGCATTTGTCGGCTCTTTTCTTTTGAACATGATTTTGTAAGAGGAAAATCTTATGAACATGATGTCTAGCTTAAACTTAAGAGCCATGGTTACTAATGAAAGCGGTGAGCCAACAACAACGAGTTATGCGGTAGCAGAGGCATTTGGAAAACGACATTCCGATGTGCTTAAAGCGATAAATAATATGAAGTGTTCTGATGGTTTTACAAAACGTAACTTTGCGCTTTGCTTTGAAATCAGTAAGTTACAGAACGGCAAGCCTTTAAAATTCTACAAGATGACCGAGCGTGGCTTTATGTTCTTAGTTATGGGGTTTAAAGGCGAAAAAGCTGATGCAATAAAAGAATCATTTATTAATGCATTTGAGTGGATGGCTAATCACTTAAATCAAGCATTCCAGTCTAAATGGGCTAGATATAACCTAATCACAACTGAATATAAAAAACAAAAATCTCACGTAAGTGGTTGTGCAAGTAGCGTGAGCAGTTGGCGTTGGTCGAAAAAACCAATGGAGAGTGAAATTGCTCAATTGGAGCAAGAATTACAACCTCAACTTAATTTCTTAGGTGGTTAATAATGAATAAATCTGATCTCGTTTTTTTGATTATTTCTTGCCGAGAAACCACTGATGCTGACGTTGAAACAGACTTCATTATTAATGATCAGCACTATTTAGTTCAAGCAATTGAAAGGGTGGACTTACAAGGTATGGATGATGCGGAATCTAAACTAAAAAGTAAGTTTCCAAAAAACCTGATTTTAAGTACACATATCCCCCTATTGAATATGTTTGATATTTATACAAGAAAAATGGATTTAGAGTCACAAATTGCCGCAGATGGTGGTTTAGTACATGTGAAGAAAAGCACAGGTCGAATTGCTGAAGCTTTTGAATGGGAATCTAAATACAATCCAGTCTATCAATCAGGTTTATGTTGATGAATAAATAAACCAATTCAACCCACCTCCTTAACGGAGGTTTTTTATTGCCTAAATTAAGGAGAGAACCATGTCGAGTGGTGCTAAGCAACTCTTACAAATCGCAAAGGAAACAACCGTAGGCACAACGCCTGCAACTTTTGCACGACAAACACTTGCATTCACTGAGGTGTCATTAAATCAATCGGTAGATAAAACAGAATCAGCATCAATTGTTGATAATCGCCTGCAACAAGCCTCAATGATTACAGGAGCGGAATATTCGGGTGATATTAAAGCCGAAGCGCAATATGGTGCTTACGATGATCTATTCGCAGGTGCAGCGTTCAATAACTGGACAACCAACGTACTGACATTTGGTGGCACAACACGTCAAACATTTAGCGCATTGCTCGGCTATACGGATATTGAGAACTATCACACATTCGCGGGTCTTCATGTAAATACGCTAGATATCACAATCCCAGATTCAGGCCTGATTACGTTCGGCTTTGGTTTTATGGGGATGAAGCGTACACCTGCGAGTGTTGCACCTGCAGGTACAATCACGCCTGCTTTGACAACCCCACGCATGTCAAATGTATCAGTAGGCGATATTCTTGTAGATGGTGTATCTGTAAAAGGCAAAGCGTGTATTTCAAGTTTCTCATTCAAATGGGATAACTCGATGCAAGTACAAAAATGCTTAGGATCTGGTCTTGAGATAGCTGCTATTTTGGAAACGGTTGCTAAAGGTACTGGTAACTTTGAGATGGCGTGGGCAACAGAATCAGCAAAGATTTATGAAAAGCAATTTACGAACGCAACGATTTCATTATCAATTCCAATTACAGATACCTTAGGTAATAAGTACGTGCTGTTTATCCCTAAAGTTGAGCTAAAAGCATCTCTCGCGACTGGTGGCAATTCAGACATTTTAAAAAGCTCATTTGAATACACTGTTGTCGAGCAAGCGCCAACAATTACTCGTACGCCAGTTGTAGTGAGTCCATAACAATGCAAATTGAAATTAAAGAACACGAGCAAACAAAAATACCGAGCAAACTTGTACCCTATAAAGATGGAGCAAGCTTCTTAATCGCGGGAATTAGCAAACCATCTTTCAAGCATTGTATGGAATTGCGAGGTACACGTATTGAGCAAGAGATACAAGGTGTTCGCAATATTACAGATGAAAGTTCCCATGAGGTGGCACAGTCTTTTAGTAAGGCTGTATCGCACCTGATTTTGGACTGGGAGGGGATTAAAAATAAAGATGAAATCTTCAAGTACTCTCGTCAAAATTCCGAGCTTCTATGTACAAGTACAAATGAATCAATCGAACTAATCGTGTGGATTCTTGCAGAAGCGCAAAAAATCCAAGATGAGGCAGATACAGAAAAAGCTGAAATTTTGGGAAAGTCATTAAGCTCTACAGATGGCAGCGATTCGGAAGTGAAGCGGAAGCCAACGAACACAACGAAAAGCAAAAAGCCATCGCAGCCGCAATCGGACGATCAACCGAGCAACAAGTAGAAAAACCCGAATACTCATTTACTGCTCAATCTATTCTTTCAGCTTATTACGTGATTGCTCGATCTAGACAGTATGAGCAATTCACACCAATGTCCTTAGGTCTTGGCGCAATCAATGATTACTGTGAACAATATGAAATACCTGTTCCAAGATGGATTTTCAATGATTGTATATTCGCTTTAGATAATTTGTTTTTGGAAGAAGCGAGTAAGAAGTAGTTTTGTAATAGGGGTTGATACAAATAGAAGTAATAGTAATTTTGTGGAAAAACTACAGAATGAACTTAAAAAGCAAAACCCCGATAGTTGGTAGCTGTCGGGGTTTTTGGTTTCCAATCACCAATGTAAAAGGAAAATTCATATCGTATGGAAGATATTATCAAAATTTTAGGCATATGTCTAAAGGAGTTAAATAATATGAAAGCATGGCGATTTATAGCAATTCTTTTAACCATTCTAGCTTGCACATATATATGGAAAATGTAAGGTTTTATATGATCAATACATTTAAAGAAAATCTTAATCTTTTATTTGATGTTTTAATAAATCACCCGATAGTATTTTTATTAGCAATATTGTGCGTTCTAGCTTGTGTTGCTCTAGCTGTTTTAACTTTGTATTTGATTGGAAAATTTCAAATTCTGCAATATCCTTTTTTATTATTTGTAGGATTTATAATAGCTAATTTCTACATTGAAATACTGCTGAGAATTTTTAAACTTTTTAATTAAACCGACCTACAAATGGTCGGTTTTTTA